ACCGGTGGCGGCACGCAGTTTTTCTTTTTCTGCTTCGCGCTCGGCTTGTTTCTGAGCGCGGTAGCAGGCGGGGCAAACGACACTTTCAAGCCATTCTGCTTTGCCGCGCCTTTCCTCGGCGACGGAAAGAATATGTTTGACTTCGTGGCCGCATTTATGAACGATATAGTGAGTTCCCATTATGTTTTTTCCTCCTTTTCAAGATATTTTCTCAGCGCACGGCGTATATGTTCCGCCATACTAATTTTTGTGTTGAAAGCTAATTTGCGAAGGGTTTCGTACTGTTCGTCTTCGAGACGAACAAGCAATTCTTTGTATTCCATGGCACCAACTCCTTTCTGGGTTCTGATTATACTATATCAAAATACCGCGATATTGTCAAGAGAAAATCTAAAAAAACTTAAAAATTTTTTGCGCTTAGAGCCGCAAGGGATTGAGCGGATTTTGGTGGGAGCGGGGAGAAAAAATTTGTGTTAAACATGTGTTTGATTGGGGGGGAAGAAATGGAAATACCGGCAAAACTGAAAATCCTGGGGCATGAGTTTACAATTGAAAAAGTAGACGCGAACAAAACCCAAGGTGCGAACGGTGAGACCTGGTTAAAAACACATGAAATAAAAATAAACAGCGGGATAGCGCAGACGAAAAAGGAAAGTGTTTTACTGCACGAGATTATCGAGATTATTGATTCTATGTTCGGGCTGGGGCTTGAACACACAGAAATAGAATGTTTGGAGGAAGCGTTGTACTGTATTTTGAAGGAAAACAAACTGCATTTTTAGGAAGGTGGTGGCAGGTGCGTGGCAACACGAACAACACAAAAAAAAAAGTTCATTGAATATTTTCGTCAAACAGGCAACGTAACGACGGCAGCGGAAGCAATCGGCCTGCATCGCTGTACGCCTTATAAATGGAAAGAAAAAGACCTGGAATTTGCAAAGAAGTGGGAAGAAGCAGAGCAGGAAGCCGCCGACCGCCTTGAGCAAGAAGCCTGGCGCCGGGCGGTGGAAGGCGTGGACGAGCCGATTTATTATAAGGGCAAGCTTGTAGATACGGTGAAAAAATATTCTGATACGCTGCTCATCTTTCTTTTGAAGGGCAACCGGCCGGAGAAATACCACGAGCGTATAAGCCAGGAGCTCACCGGCAAGGACGGCGGGCCGGTGCAATTCGGGGTTGTTGCGTTGCCAGAAGTAGAAGAAGAATAATTTCCAGCAAAATTGGCTAGTTTTGGGTTACCCCGCCGGTGGGCGAAGTAGACCCAGCCCTTGTAAATCAAGGGTTTTTAGTTTTAGCAAGAAATGTCATATTTGGAAGTGGGACAATGAACATCCTCTGGAAACCCCAACCCGGCCCACAGACGGCGTTTCACAAGTCTAACGTGTTCGAAGTGCTCTACGGCGGCGCGGCCGGCGGGGGGAAGACAGATAGTTTGCTCATGGAAGGCCTGCGCCAGGCGCACAAAAAGCACTATCGGGCGATTATCTTCCGTCGGACGTATCCGGAGCTACAGGAAGTAATTGACCGGAGCTTAGAACTATTCCCGCGCGTCTACCCTGGCGCGAAGTGGAACGAGCAAAAGAAGCGCTGGGTATTTCCGGGCGGTGCCATGTATCATTTCGGCGCGATGGAACACGAAAAAGACAAGTACAAATACCAGGGTAGAGAATACCAATACATTGCCTTCGACGAACTTACACAGTTTACCGAGAGTCAGTATGTGTATTTACATTCCCGCTGCCGCACAGCACACAAGGATATACGCTGCTATATCCGGGCGTCAAGCAACCCCGGCGGCGAGGGTCACGGGTGGGTGAAGGAAAGATTTGTTGATAATGGACCGTATAACGTGGTGACGGACCCGAAAACCGGCCTTACCCGCTGTTTTATTCCTTCGCGCGTCTATGACAACAAGGTTCTTATGGAGAATGACCCAATGTACATCAAGCGGTTGGAGAGCTTGCCGGAGGACGACCGGCGGGCTTTACTTGAAGGCGATTGGGACGTATACGCGGGGCAGTATTTCCGGGAGTTCAGAAAGGAAAAGAATGGCCAAGAATGGCATGTTGTTACGCCATTCAGTATTCCGGAATACTGGAAACGTTTCAGAAGCATAGACTGGGGCTACAACGACCCCTGCGCGGTTTACTGGCACGCGGTTGGCCCGGACAAGCGCGTTTATACTTATCGTGAGCTTTACGTGAACAGAACAATTGCCTCCGACGTAGCGAAGAAGATTGTAGAGTTGAGCCAGGGCGAGGACATATCTTATACCGTCGCTTCACCGGACATGTGGCAGAAGCGGGGACAAAAGGACGCAATGAAAGGCGAGTGCATAGCAGACGAATTTAAATACCACGGTGTAAGGCTCAGGAAGGCGGACAACGACAGGATTAATGGTTGGACGCGCATGAGGGAGTTTTTGGCAACCGCGCCAGACGGGAAACCGTACTGGCAAATATTCTCGACGTGCCACAACCTAATCAGGACTTTGCCAACTTTAATCCACGACGAAAACAAAGTAGAGGACGTGTCTGATGCCTGCGAAGACCACGCGGCGGAATCGTGCAGGTATGCTCTTATGTCCAGGCCCAGGCCAAAGCCAGAACCCGAACAAGAACTATCCGGCACCTACGCTTACGGCGAACTTTTAATGATGGGCTACACCGACGCGCAGATACGCAGGCTTAGGAATAAGGTGAAGATTATCGGGGATAAAAGCGGAAAAAGGAGGCGAAAATATGGCTAGAAAACCAAAGTTAGGCACCGGGGCGAGGTTCAAGAAGCTGACCAAGCAACTGAAAAAGAAGGGCGCAAAAAGTCCCAAAGCCCTGGCTGCGTGGATAGGCAGGAAACGTTGGGGGAAAGAAAAAATGGCTAAGATGGCGGCGGCTGGTCGTAAGAAGAAGAAACGCAGGGGGTAATTTGTAAATGCCATTACCAAAACCTAGAAAAGGAGAAAAACGGAAGAACTTTATATCTCGTTGCATGGGTTCTGCTGTAATGAAAAGGGAATACCCGAAATCTGACCAGAGGGCGGCAGTGTGTTACAGCCAGTGGCGGAGGAAGGGATAAACATGGCCAGGAAAATCACTTGGCTAATCAAAAAGTATCCGAGTTGGGAAAAACGGATAAAGAAAATCCACTGGAAGAAAAACTAAGGAGGTTCACCGTGAAGATTCTATGCCTTGACAATTGTGGGGAAAGGGCTTTAGGGATTTTAAGGGAAGTTGCGGAGGTTAAAAAAGAAAGGTGGGCAGGTGACAAGTATGACGGATTAATCGTTGGCTTGAACACAGAAGCGCGTTCACAACATCTTAGTTTCATGTTCCCCAACCTCAAATTCATAGCTTCCTGTACCACCGGCCTCGACCACATTGGCGTGGATTATTGCAAGGAGAAGGGTATCAAAATAATCTCCCTCCAGGGCGAGAGGGATTTTTTGCAGGACGTGTACGCAACCGCTGAACACACTTGGGCCTTAATTTTGTCTCTAATCCGCAAAGTACCATTCGCCTTCGACGACGTGAAGCAGGGCAATTGGAACCGCGAGGCGTGGCAGGGTACGGAGCTGCACGGCAAGACGCTGGGTATTGTGGGGTACGGGAGAGTGGGGCAGCAGGTAGCGAAGATTGCGGAAGCGTTTGGGATGAATATTATACGATATGACAAGCAAAAGCCTGGTTATAACTTTTATTCTATTAATACTGTTTTACAGAATTCCGACATTATCACCGTCCACGTCCCACTAAACGAAGAAACCCAACACATGTTTGGCAGGCACGAATTTGAGATGATGAAACCTACGGCATATTTTATCAACACGTCGAGGGGCATGGTGGTGGATACTAAGGCATTGGTAGATGCATTAAGACTCAGAGAAATTGCAGGGGCTGCTATTGATGTAGTAGAAGGTGAGCCACAAATACCTAAGAGTATAGATAGTTACCGTGATGATAACTTTATTATCACCCCCCACATAGCCGGCAACACAGCCGAAAGCAGGGAGAAAACGCAGGTGTTTATCGCAAATAAAATAAAGGAGTTCATCAATGGAATACGTTAAGTGTGATTTATGCGGCACTGACAAATACGAAGTAATATGGGACAAGGTTGAACGAGAAAAACAGGGAAAGCTACGGATCGTGGTTATTCGGGACAAGGAAGGCAATATCCTAAACGGCCGCAACGTGATGTGCAAGCAGTGTGGCCTTGTATACGTCAATCCAAGGATGACTAAACAGGAATTAGACGAGTTTTATGAAAAGGATTACCGGAAAGTGTATTGCGGCACTGGAAGTTTAGTTGCAGAGAAAAGACATGCAAAGATTGCAGAAAGCATGTTGCTGAGCTACTTAAAAGGCTCTGAAAGGCTCCTTGACATAGGTTGCAGCACCGGGGAATTAATTGCTTTAATGCAGAAATATGTACAAGTTAAAGGAATTGAGCCAAACACAGAACATTACGCAAAAGCTAGATTGAAAGAACTTGACGTAGATAGATGCACAATAGAAGAATACAATCCTGATATGCGTTTTGATATTATCACAATGCTAAACACCCTGGAGCACGTTATAAGCCCAAGTGCAGTATTGATAAAGATACGCAGTTTGCTAAATGACAAAGGATATGTGCTTTTATGCGTACCTAACCTGTTGAGCACGCATATTAACATTCCGGTTGACGCTTTTTTGTCGAATGCCCACCTGTACAACTTTACGCCGGCGACGTTGGGCATAATGATGGCCCAGGCAGGATTAAAACCGGTAAAAATGTACCCTTTTTCAGAAGAAATGGGCGAAAAAGTTTATGTTTTAGCGCAAAAAAGCCAGCCTGTTGAGATTATATTTGACGACAACATAGAGAAAAGAATCGAGTATACCAAGGCGTTTTTACACCACGTGGATAGTTTATTTACCTTGAAGTGTGTTTTAAACGGGGGGATAAAGTGAAAATCATAGCCGACTGTTGTAGTAATCATTGCGGCGACCGCAAAACCATGGAGAAAATGGTCAGAGCAGCCAAAATCGCAGGGGTTGACGCGGTGAAATTCCAGTCTTTCAAGGCCGATATGCTGAGGAAGGACTGGCCGGACTACGAAAACGAGTACAAATACTACAAAAAGCACGAATTGAGCGAGGACGACCATTATTTTCTCCTAAATTTGTGCGAAAAACTGAAAATCGAGTTCCTGACGGCCGTTTTCGACCTGGAAACGGTTAATTTTTTGCGAAAATTAGGCTTGAAAAGGGTAAAAATCGCCTCGCCGGACTGTAACAACTGGGCATTAATAGATGCCTGCCTTGAAAAATTTGACCACGTAATCATTTCAACGGGCATGCACAGCAGCGAAGAAGTGTTGGAGCTTGCCAGGTACCTTGAAACCAAGCGGGCTAAGTATAAAGTAACTGCTCTGCACTGCATTTCATTGTACCCTACGCCTCTAGACAAGATAAATATGCTTAGAATGGCCTGGTTAATGAAACTGTTTACCAGCGTGGGCTTTTCAGACCACACTCTAGGCACAGTTGCGGGCAAAATTGCCTTATCTTTGGGCGCGGCGTGCGTAGAAAAGCATTTTTCGCTGGACAGGACAATGCCCGGCAAAGACCAGAAGATGAGCGCAACGGTGGACGAGCTTAAAGAACTGGTTGACTGGCGGGAGAAAGTGCAGAAAGTCATGTATTGTCCGGAAGAATTTGTGGACAAAGAAGCCAGGAGATATATTGGGAAGTGGAGCAATGCGTAAAATCTGCGTCGTAGTAACATCAAGAGCCAACCACGCAAGGCTGAAATCAGTCATAAAAGCCGTCAAAAAGCACCCTGAACTGGAACTGCAACTGGTCAAGGGTGCTTCTGCTTTAGAGATAAAAACAGAATACGAGCCAGACGCAGTAATTCAATGCTTAGTAGAAGGCGACAACTACCAGGCCATGACGTTGACTACGGGACTTTTCATCACACAGCTAGGAAATGTGTTCGACAGGCTAAAGCCCGACTTTGTGTTAGTCCACGGTGATAGATACGAGATTTTAGGGGTAGCAACTACGGCGGCGTATATGACCATACCTATTGCCCATAGTGAGGGCGGGGAAATCACCGGCACGATAGATGAAAGAGTGCGCCATGCCGTGACCAAGCTTGCCGACGTACATTTTGTGGTTACGGAATTGGCGAGAAAAAGGGTCATAGCAATGGGAGAAAGGCCGGAAATGGTATTCACCGTTGGCAGTACGACACTGGATAGTTTGATTAATATTGACCTTTCAAACAACAGGAAAGAGCCGTACATTGTTATTCTACACCACCCAAACACTACCAAACATGAAGATATAAACGAACTCATTTATGCAATTAACTGTATAAATATGCACAAAGTCTGGGTAAATCCAAACGTGGACGCGGGCAGCAAGGCCATGTTGAAGCTGATTCACCAGCAGGACGTGGAATTTGTCAAAAACCTGCCGCCGGAGGAATATGCGAGGTTAATAAAAAACTGTGAATGTTTAGTGGGCAATACGTCCAGCGGTATAAAAGAAGGCGCATTCCTGGGCGTGCCTTATGTGTGCGTTGGCGACAGGCAGAAAGGGCGAGAAAAAGGGCTTAATGTGCTGGAAGTGCCCAATGTTTGGCGGAATATTGTATGGGCTATAAATGAGCAGATAGGTAAGAGATTTGAACCGTGCTACATGTTCGGCGACGGTACAGCAGGAAAGAAGATTGCAGATATATTGAGTTACATTGAAACGGGGGAGAAAAAGCTTTGTTTATAAGAGAAAAAATGATATGTATAGCATTTACACCTTCTTGGAAATTAAAAGAGAGTTATCCAGAGTTGCTAAATGGCATAGATATACCTCAAGATGCACTTAAAGCAATAATGCAGTTCGGCGATGAAGATAATAAAGAAATTGAAATAAAAGATTATAAAGGATTAAATAAAGCTATTAAAAGAGTAATAACTCAAAGATTTTATTGTGGCAGAAAAGACATAAAAATGATACAGAGGAACGCAAAAATATTTATTGGCATAATTCAGGGGATAACCTGTGCTGATTTAGCTAAAAAATACAATCTTAGTATACAGCAGATAAAAAGTATATTTAGAAAACAGTTTACCAAAATATGGGCAAATTGGATTCAAGGCGAA